AGCCGACCGCCGTTCTTCTTCCTTCGAGCGGGACGGTGGCGGAATATGTACCGAACGCGGCGGAGGTTGAAGCCCTTGCAAAGCTGATCTACGGCGAAGCGGGGATCGTTCCTTCTACGACGGAGCAAGCGGCGGTTGTATGGTGCGTTCTGAACCGCGTTGACGATCCGCGCTTCCCCGACACGGTGCTGGAGGTTATCGAAGCGCCCTATCAGTTCAGCGGCTACGATCCCGAATATCCCGTGAAAGAGGAATTCGCCCTTCTTGCGGCGGACGTGCTGACACGATACCGCGCGGAGCGGGACGGCGAAGAAAACGTCGGGCGGGTGCTTCCGGCGGAATACTGCTTCTTCACGGGCGACGGGCGGCGCAATCACTTCACGACGGAATGGAAAAGTACGGATTGCTTCGGCTGGACGCTTGAAAGCCCGTACACAGATTGAAAGGAGCGGCACACGATGAAGGACAACAAAAGCGGCTGGCAGTTTCCGAAGGCGCTTGAAATTATCAAGTGCAAGGAAGGCAACAAGGAGTTTATGAAGGAACGTCCGGCGCGTCGCCCGTTCGGAAACACCGTGCTTATTTGCGAATATCCGATCGACGACACGGCGGCGGAAGAGCCGAACGCGAAGTTGATTACATGGCGGCTTGCGAAGCGCGCCGCACGGGACTTCTTGCGCGTTTCCTTTATGCCTTCGGCTATCGTATCGGCGGCGACGCATGGCGGAAAAACCGCCGTCCGCGTCTACGGTAAATATTAAATCACACGAAAGGAGCTATTCAATTATGTTCAGCAAGAAAAAGACAGAATGCCGCGTTTGCGGCTATCGCTTCACACCGGAGCGGGGAAACATCTACACGGCGGAAGAACCGCGTTCTATGGCGGATATGCTGACGAAAGCGCCGACGCGCTTTTCGGCGGTTGATTGTCCGATTTGCGGTTGTCAAATCGCGCTGGCGATCCGCGTTCCCCGCGCTGACCTTTCGGACAATGCGGAACGGCACGACGCGGACGCGCTCAACATTCCCGCTTCACCGTATCCGGACGGGGACAAAGGCGTTCTTGCTTGCCCGAATTGCGGGAGCGGCGAATATCTGCACAACGCAGACGAAAACAAAAATGCCTTTTGCGGGCAATGCGGACAGGCTATCAAGTGGGGGTGCGAAGATGAAGATTAAAAGTATCGCCGCTATCTGCAAGAAGAACAAGAATATTGCGATCTTCGAGCGGTACAGCGACGACGGCGACATATTAACGCAGTACATCGGAGACGGATCGGCGGTTTATCCGGTTGTCGGGCTTCCCCAGCTTGACAAAGAAAGCCTTTTGACGATCTTCGACGTTCCGGAGAAAGACCGCGATAATTACTTCGTGAAAACGCTGGGCGTTCCGGCGGGTATCAGTTTCGAGGATACCGACGAAACAGAAAGGCACGTCGAGCGGGAAGGAATTTCGATCATCTATTCCGGACGAACCTTGAAGCCGATCCGCACAACGCGCGGGCTGGTATTCATCGAAAGCCGCTATCTTTCGCCCGTGGCTGACGTGCTGGACGTGCTGGAGCTTTACGAACGCCGCACGGCGGAGGGAGCGCCCTACATCGTCGCGAAGGCGGGTTTCCTGCTTCAAGCGGTGATTATGCCTTATGACGTTATCAACCAGCAGTTCGTGGAGAGCTTGCAGGACTTAACGCGGGAATGCGAATTTTCCCTTTCCGAGAAGGAACGCAGAGAACGCGAAGCCCGCGACCGCTTCACATTTACCGAGCCGGAACAATGTTCCTTGAACGTCGATCCGAACACGGGCGAGGTTGTCGAGGAAAGCGAGGTGGCGGACGAATGAACGCGGCGCTTCTATCCTCTAAAAATATGTGCTGGTGTACGCCGCAAGACTTCTTCGACAAGCTGAACGCCGAATTCGGCTTCGTGCTTGATCCGGCGGCGACAGACAAGACGGCGAAATGCTCTTTGTATTACACGCCGGAAACGGACGGGCTTTCGCAAAGCTGGGATCGCGGCGGCGCGGTATTCTGTAATCCGCCTTACGGACGCGAGATCGGCAAGTGGGTTCAAAAGGCTTTCGAGGAAGCGCGGGGGGGGGTATCCGATTGTTTTACTTATCCCAGCGCGGACGGACACGGCATATTTTCACGATTATATTTACGGGAAAGCGGAAATCCGCTTCGTGCGCGGGCGGCTACGGTTCACGGACGACGACGGGAACGCCGCCGATCCCGCGCCCTTCCCTTCAATGGTAGTTATCTATAACGGGGAGCGAGTGAAGGAATGAGCGATAAAAAGAAATGCCCGTTTTGCGAAGCGATCGCGCTTCAACGGTTCATTGAAGAACACCACAGCAAGCCCGCAGGGTTCGGAATGGCTTTATCCGCCGCGCTTGTTTCCTACGCAGTAGTAAACGGGCGTAAATGCGGACGGACAACGGATTACATGAAGGACGGCAAGGGCTACCCGCTCAATTATTGCCCTTCGTGCGGAAAGCGGGTGAAAAATGAGTAACAGACAGGAAAAGCCGCCCTTGAAGTGCTTGCTGGGCATTGATCCGGAGAAGGCGCAGAAATGCAAGCCTTCGGAATGCGCTTCTTGCGGCTGGGAAGCGGCAGAAGCCGCACGGC